CTGAACATCCTTGAAGATGCTCGTATCGAGCGCAAGGTTAAGGACAAGTATCCTGGTATCCGCAAGAACTTCTTCGCTGGTTACAAGGAATTGTTTGAGCGCAACTTCTTCGGCGTTGAAGGTCGCGACCTTAACACCCTCCGCTTTATCGACCGTATCAATCTCTATTATAAAGTTGGTGCTTTCCTGAACATTCAGTTCTCGGAAGACGAGAAGGCAGTCCTGCGTCGTATCGATGTTCTGGAAACTTGGGACGATGTCTCGGAACTTGCGACCGAACTCTATGGTCTTGCCAAGACCGAACAGACTCCTGAAGAAACTGCCTTTGATGACATCATGGATCAACTCGGTGCAATGATGGAAGATGACTCTGATATGGAACCTTCTTCTATCCCTTCCGAGACTTCTGACGAACAGTCTGATGAGAAGTCTGACGGTGATTCCGATGAGTCTGATGAAAAGCAGGAAGGTGACGGTCAGTCTGCTGATATGTCAGAAAAGTCTGACGATAATAGTGACGATGATCGCTTTGATCCTGATGTCTCTGAATGGGATACCGATACTGACTCAGAGTCTGACTCGCGTGACCCAGACGGTTCTAACGGTTTCCAAGAAGAACCATATTACGACGAAAATCCTGTCGCTGAGACTGACGAACACTTCCGCAATCGTGAAGACGAACTGGTCGACAGTGAGTCTCTGCCGTATGTCTATGGTAACCTAAACATACTGAAACCCTCTGACTATATCATTCCGATGAACAAGGTTATCGATAGCATCAAAATTACGGTTCGTAATGGTTACGATGTTGTCGACTCGGAAGCCGATGCGACTAAAGTTTACAACGAATTCCGTGTGAACAATCAAAAATATATCAACCTAATGGTTCAAGAATTCGAAATGCGTCGTAAGGCATCCGAGTTTGCTCGTGCGACTGTCGCCAAGACTGGTCGTCTCGACACGGACCGTCTGTGGGCACATAAGATTAGTGAAGACCTGTTCGCTCGTAATACGATTATGCCGAACGGTAAGAACCACGGTATGCTTCTGTTCCTCGACATGTCTGGTTCGATGGACATGAACATGAAGGGTACGATTGAACAGTTGGTTACGCTGGCAATGTTTGCTCGTAAGGTTCGCATTCCTTTTGAAGTTTACGGTTTCATTAATAACCAATTTGCTCGCAATGCATTCCCGCAGCATGATCGTGGTTATGAAAATCCTACCACTGGTACTGGTCTGAACGATCTTCAGATTGCTGATTATAATTTTTTCCTGTATCAGTTCCTCGATAGTAGTTGCTCGAGTGCACAATTTAACAACGCTGTGAAGAAGTTGCTGCATCTTGGTAAGGCATATGATAATCGTCGTTCATATGGCAATCAACGGCACTATAAGTACCCTGACCATTTTGGTCTGGGTTCGACTCCTCTTGAGGAATCGATCATTGTTGCTCGTTCGATTGCTGACCAGTTTCGTTCTAAGCATCGTCTAGAAGTTCTGTCAACTGTGTTCCTAACTGATGGTGATGGTGACAATAACTTCAATACGAATTCGAAAAGTTATTATGGTCACAGTAATCTGACTGTTGAAGATTCTAAGACTCGTAAGTCGGTTACGGTAAAGTATGACACCAATACACGTGGTCGTACTGCTTTCTCGTCTGCGCTGCTCGAACTCTACGGTAAGGTTACTGGTTCACGAGTGATCAACTTCTTCATTCTGGGATACAGTGAGCGGCATACTGCTCGCAATATGTTCAATGATGACTTCAATTTCGACCAGAAGTGGCGGTCAGAGTGGATTAAGGATCGTGTTTTCGCTCTCGAAAATCACGGTGGTTTCCACAATCGCTTCCTCGTTCCTGGTGGTAAAAACCTTCAGATCGGTGCTGACACTCTGACGGTTGATAGTGAGAATACGAAGCAAATTTTCCAGGCATTCAAGAAAATGCAGAACGGAAAGCAAGCGAGTCGTGTTCTGCTAACCAAGATGATTCGTGCAGTCGCCTAATGTTTGTTCATGATAATGGTAAATTGAATGTTCTCTGTGAAAACAGATGTGGGAACACATCAATGTACCATTATTTCGATGTTCCTGTTTATTCATATATGGTGGATAAAACCAGAATACAATTGCGTAGTATCTGGAAACAAAATCCTTCTGAAAAAATTGTAGTTTTACGCGACCCGCAGCAGCGATGTCATTCTGCGATGAACTATCACAAGATGTCGCAATTTTATAAAAAATTTCAAGATATGACTCCAGAACAGCGTCGCGAACAAACCCATGCGTATGTTCAAGATATGACATACGAACAATTTCGCCTTGCTGATATTCGTGGACATTGTCAACCATATCTTAAACATTTGATTGGTTATAATTTTCGCTATATTGATTTCAATCGTATTGGTGAATATCTAAATGTGCAAAAAGGTCCAATTACAAACACGCCAGATAATACTTTTTCTGAGGAATTCCTAGATTTTTTCCAGGAAGATATTCTGAAGTTTGAGAATTTTTTATATGCGGAATATCTTCACAGGTTCGAAGAAATTTCACCCGAAGAATGGAAGGAAAAGACATTATGATTGAAGGAAAGTCTGTGTTGGAATGGTTTAAGTCTAGTGTGCAATGGTTAGAAGGAAAATCTGTGCTGGAATTAATTGGTTTGTTGGTGGTTTTGGTCATCACATTTTATGTCTTTGGTGTCGTGTTCTTGCTCGCACTCTCGTTGTGGCCGCTGTGGTTGATTCTGTTTATTATTTACGTGTATCGCAAAAATAGGGCTTGACTTTTATCAAGTTTTAGGGTATAGTGTATATAATGATTGAAAAGGAAAATTTTGTTATGGTTGACTTCCCCTCTGAACTTGAAACTCTCGCCCTCTGTAACTGGTCGCGTGATGAAAACGGTGCCCTTCGTTCTGAATTTCCTAACGGTGCTGGGTTTATGCTTATACGTGGTGAAACTGTTGAATACTGGGAAGTCTGCTCTGATGGTTCTTTTGAACTGGTTGAGTCTCGCGAATTGATTATTTCTAATTAAAAGGCTTGACTTCTGTACCGTTCTAAGGTATATTATATTATAAATTGATGATGTGAAGGTGAAAAAACTATGATGAATCGTGATGCTTTGGTTGAGTTCCTTTCCGCCAATAACACCAACCGTGGTGTTTTCCGTAAACGCGACGTTGTCGCTGCCGCCGAAAATCTCGGCATGAAATATCCTGGGTGGATTTTCACCAAGGAACGTATGATTAAGCGTGGTACGTACGACCTTTCGCCGCTGATGGCAGGTAACGTTACCCCTATGCCTGTTCGCGAACCAGCGAAGATTGTTATCGCTCCCAAGTTAGAAGTTCTCATTGAGAACCTCGTTCCGTCGGTCGACAAGACCTATGTCCCATTCGGTTTCTATAAGGATCTGATCAAGATCCTGAACGCTGGTGTGTTCTATCCGACGTTCGTCTCTGGTCTGTCGGGTAACGGTAAGACCACTATGATTGAACAGGCATGCGCTAAGTTGAAGCGTGAATGTATTCGTGTTAACATCTCTATCGAAACCGACGAAGACGATCTGATCGGCGGTAACACTCTGATCGACGGTAACGTAGTTTACCGCGAAGGTCCAGTTCTGACCGCCATGAAGCGTGGCGCTGTCCTCATCCTTGACGAAATCGACCGTGGTTCGAATAAGATGATGTGTCTTCAAGCAATCCTTGAGGGTAAACCATACTTCAATAAGAAAACTGGTGAGACGATTTACCCCAAGGCAGGGTTCAACGTCATCGCCACTGCTAACACCAAGGGTCGTGGTTCTGACGACGGCAAGTTTATGTCTGCTCAAATCCTCGACGATGCTTTCCTTGAGCGTTTCGCCATCACTGTTGAGCAGGAATATCCTTCCGCCAAGATCGAAAAGAAGATCGTGATGAACAAGATGGAAAAGGCAGGAAAGATTGACGAAGAATTCGCTGACAAACTGACCACGTGGGCAGAAATTATCCGCAAGACTTTCTATGACGGTGGCGTTGACGAACTGGTTTCCACTCGTCGCCTTGAGCACATCGTCAATGCCTACGCCATGTTCGGCGACCGTTCTAAGGCAATCCAGTTGTGCGTCAACCGTTTCGACGCTGATACTAAGGCAGCGTTCCTCGACCTTTATAGCAAGGTTGACGTGAATGCAGATCCTGTCGCTGAAACGACTGACAACAATGATCCCTACTTTGACCAAACTGAAGAAGTCCCATTCTAAGGAGAAAATATGACAACCGAATACAGATATAATGAGGGTGATCTGCTTCGGCAGATCACCGACTACGTAGATTCCACATATGATGGACACTACTCCCAGAATCAATATCAGGCAACTGAGTTTATCATCGACGGTGGTCATGGTATCGGGTTCACTGTCGGTAATATTCTGAAGTATGCCCAGCGTTACGGTCATAAGGGATCTCCCGAAGACTGGCGCAATGATCTGATGAAGGTTATTCATTATGCGATCATTGCTTTACACGTGCATGACCAAGAATATGAAGACTATGATGACAGCGAACTTGATGATTTCGACGATCATCTGCCTCCTTGGCGAGTAGAGTTTGAAGATGCAGATCCTCTTAGCGATGTTGACAATTCTAATTTTATTCAATCTGAAGGGTTGACTCTTAAGACGACTCTGGGAACAGGCGAATGGAACTATACTGGTATGGGAAGTGCAACAAATACCTTGACTTTCTTTAACAATGACACTATAACTAATGGTGGGACTATTACGTTACCACCTCTCAAAACAACTCTGAATATTAAGGACTAATATATTATGAAGATCTCTAACGAAACTCTCGCTGTTCTAAAGAACTTTGCCTCGATTAATACGAACATTGTCGTTCGCGAAGGTTCAGTTCTTGCGACCGTGAGTGAAGGTAAGAACATTCTGACTCTTGCCACTGTATCCGAATCATTCCCTCGCGAATTCGCAGTGTATGATCTGCCTAATCTCCTCGCTCTTCTCAGCATCTGGGATGAACAAGACATCGATTTTGAAGAGTCGAGCATGTTCCTTCGCAAGGACAAGTCAGAATTCGAGTATGGTTACGCTGATCCCTCAGTTGTTACCGCTGCTCCCTATAAGACCCTCGAGATTGACCCGTTCTTCACCTTCAAGATGACTTCTGCTGAGATCGGTATGGTTCAGAAGGCAGCGTCTATCCTTTCTGCCCCAACCATGAGTGTTGTCTCTAAGGGTGGTAAGGTGACTCTAACTGTTAGTGACCCTGCTAATCCTCGTGCGAATGCATTCCGTCGTGAACTAGATAGTATCCCAGTTGGTGATTTCGATTGTCGACTGAAGGTTGAGAATCTGAAGGTTATTGCTGACGACTATGAGGTAACTCTCGGAAAGAAGAAGGCAATGCACTTTAACAACCTGTCCAAGAAGTTGGAATATTGGTTGGCAATGGAACCCTCGTCAGTCGTTTGATGTAATGAAAGACTGGTTGCTGATTCCCATTGTGATAGTGTTACTGCCCATTGTAACTATCTACACGTGGGTGCGGCACCCGATAGTTTGTTTTAATCATCTTATCAAACAATTTAAGAAATAATCGGAGATTAATAATGATTGATAATTTACCAACAGTTGTTCCGAGCGTTGTCTTTAAGACTCGCGTTCGGGATGATTCAATTGAGGGTGATAATCCTTATCGCTGGGAAGATGTAACATCGTTCGATCTGTTTGGCAGTCGACGTGTTATTCTGTTCTCACTTCCAGGTGCATTTACTCCAACCTGTTCGACTATGCAACTTCCTACGTTTGAAGACATAGCGTTGCGCTTTTACTCCCATGGTATCGACGAAATCTACTGCATGTCAGTGAATGATTCGTTCGTAATGAACCAGTGGGCAGAGTCGCAGAACCTTGAACACGTTAAGGTTATCCCTGATGGTTCGGGTTTCTTCACCGCAAAGATGCAGATGCTCGTTCAGAAAGACAATCTTGGGTTTGGTATGCGCTCTTGGCGTTATGCTGTTATCGTGAACAACGGTACGATTGAAAAGTGGTTTATCGAACCTGGAATGGAAGATAACTGCGAAACCGATCCGTATGGGGAGACTGATCCTTATACTATCTTGCACTGGTTGCAAGCGAATTCTTGATTCGACTGGTATCACGGTCGTAAAACACCTTCGCGACCGTGATACCCTCCTTTTTTATTATGGAAAATATTATGGAAAATAATCGTGACCAGTTCCTCTGGGTTGAGCGTTACCGTCCTCGTAAACTTGATGACTGTATTCTACCCGATGATCAACTAAATACCTTTCGCCAGTTTGTTGAATCTGGTGAAATCCCTAACATGCTTCTCTGTGGTTCTGCGGGTGTTGGTAAGACTACCATCGCTCGTGCAATTTGTGAAGAACTCGGATGTGACTACATCATTATCAATGGTTCAGAAGAATCAGGCATTGATGTTCTTCGCACTAAGATCCGAGAGTTTGCATCCTCTGTTTCGTTCAGTGGTAAAACTAAGGTTGTTATCCTAGACGAAGCGGACTATCTAAATCCCAACTCCACTCAACCTGCGCTTCGTGCGTTCATTGAAGAGTTTGCTAACAACTGTCGGTTTATCTTCACTTGTAATTTCAAGAACCGAATCATTGCTCCTCTCCACAGTCGAACTACGGTCATTGAGTTTAAACTGACCAAGGCAGATCGACCAAAGATGGCAGGTCGTTTTATGAAACGACTTAGCGATATCTTGACTACGGAGAATGTAAAGTTTGATGAGAAGGTTGTTGCAGAAGTTCTTAAGAAGCACTTCCCTGACTACCGACGTGTTCTAAACGAACTTCAACGGTATAGTATTTCGGGTACGATTGATGAGGGTATTCTTAGCAACATTCTAGAAATCAACATGAAGGAACTTACCGATGCTCTGAAGTCTAAGGACTTCCGTAAGGTTCGTTCTTGGGTTGTCGAAAACCTTGACAATGATCCACAACTTATCTTCCGGAAGATTTATGACACTGTTCTAGAAGATGTGAAGTATCCTGCTCAACTTGTTCTGTTGATCGCTGACTATCAATATAAGGCAGCGTTTGCTGCAAACCAGGAGATTAATCTGGTGGCATGTCTCGTTGAGATTATGGCAGCAGTGGAGTGGAAATAATGTCTGGTATTCTAGAGGGTCTTGGTGATCCGAAGGTAGAATACGATTCCAAGGACTATATCGAAAAGAAGAAGGGCATTTCTCCCTTCGACTTTATTAATGACATCAATTATGGAAAGAAGAATCTGATCGTAGATGACTGGTCAGAAAAGCAATACAATCCCTGGATTATTAACCGAGGATTAACATTTAGTATCGACACTGCCATCCCTGCAAATGAGATGAATTGTCGTTCACACCTTGATAAATCTCTACAAAACACGTATCTTATAAATACTATACGTGGAAGAAAACGTTTTGATAAATGGATCAAAATTGAAAACGACGTAGATGTAGAGTTGATCAAAGAGTATTATGGTTACAGCAATGAAAAAGCACGCCAAGCACTCGCAATTCTCTCTGAAGAACAAAAACAATACATAAAAGAGAAATTGTATAAAGGTGGTACTAAATGACTGACGATTTTTTCGACATTAACTTTCCTGGGTATGCTCCACTAGAGATAACTCTTAAAACTCCCGATGACTTTCTAAAGGTTCGCGAAACTCTTTCGCGTATTGGTGTGGCATCGCGGAAAGAAAAGACTCTTTTCCAGTCCTGTCATATTCTACACAAACAAGGTAGATACTTCATTGTTCACTTTAAGGAACTCTTTGCCCTAGATGGTAAGGGTGCTGACTTCAGCGACAATGATCTAGAACGTAGAAACACCATTGCCAAGTTGCTTGGTGATTGGGGTCTGGTAGATATTAAGAATCCAGAACTGCACGAAAATTGTGCACCTCTAAATCAAATTAAGATTATCGCTCATAAAGAAAAGAGTGAGTGGGAACTGGTTCAAAAATATAATATTGGAACAAAAAGGTAATTTTGTATATGCCAATGAATACGGGCAAAAAATACAAATCCGTATTCATATCAGACTTACATCTTGGGTCCAAGCATTGCAACTCTGATGCTCTGTTAGATTTTCTCTCAACTATTCAAACTGAAAAACTATATCTCGTAGGGGATATTATTGATATATGGCGGCTCAAAAAGAAATGGTATTGGCCAAAAATCCACAATAAAATTGTCAGAAAAATACTAAAACTTTCTGAAAAGATTGAAGTAGTGTATATTACTGGTAATCATGATGAAATTTTTAGATCGTTTCCGGACATATCAATTGGTAGAATCCAAGTAGAGCATCGTTATGTTCATGTTGGGGTAGATGGTAAACGGTATTTGGTAGTACATGGTGATCTTTTCGACAACTTAATGCGAACAAAGACTGGTCGATTCATTATGCATCTTGGAGACTTTGCATATGACTCTCTGCTCTATGTCAATAAGATTTTTAATGCATCAAGAAGACTGCTCGGGATGCAACCGTGGAGTTTGGCAAAGTATTTAAAGCGTAAAGCAAAACTTGCTGCCAATTATATTGGTGAGTTTGAAAAAGAAATGTCTTACTATTGTAAACGCAAGGGTTACGATGGAATTATCTGTGGGCATATTCATCATGCAGAAATTACACAATATGATGATGTTGTTTACATGAACGATGGTGACTGGTGCGAAAGTTGTACCGCTCTTGTAGAAAATTATGATGGAAAATGGGAAATACTTAAAAACTATTGACTTTTATCTCGAAACATATTATATATAGAGGGTGGAGTGCTTCGGACTCCACCTTTTTTTAATCTCGCTTTAAGGAGAAACTATAATGAAGTTTGATACAACAAGTATGCCACAATGGGATCGTTACTTTGTGGGTTCTGATCGTGTTCTAAAGAAGTTAGCAGAAATTGCTGATCAATCTACACAAATGATGCCAATTAAATACCCCCCATACAATATCAAGAAAGTCGATGAAAATCGCTACGTAATCGAACTGGCAGTTGCTGGGTTCGGTAAGTCGGAGATTGATATTCAATTGCAAGAGGGTCTGTTGAGTATTCACGGAAAATGCGACTCGCCTGAGTCTACGGAATATCTCTACAAGGGAATTGCCGAGCGAGGATTCAAACGTGAATTCACTCTCGCTGACAATGTTGAAGTAAAGAGTTCTTCTCTGGTTAATGGTATGCTGAAGGTTTTTCTTGAAGCATTTATTCCAGAAGAAAAGAAAGCAAAGAAAATCGACATCACTGATGGGGATACTGAGTATCCGTCGCAGGCTGCCGAATTCTTAGCAGAAGGCAAAACAAAGTAATTTGAATTTGGTGGGTGGGATTAATTCTCACCCACCAATAATAATGAAGGTGAATATATGTAATGTTAAACTTGACTGACAATCTTCCCTGGAATCTATCACACCACAGGTATTGTGTTGTTGGTGTTGCAAGATCTGGAACACAACTTACCGAATCTCTGCTTAACTACTCGATTAGTAAAAAGTATGATGATGTAGTGACACTTGAAGATTTTATGAACTTCAACACTGCTTACTTTGCCAATCTTGAAATAGATGACAATAACAAACTGTCATTTAAAATGGTGACTGATGGTGAAGGCAAAATGAAAATGGCAGCCAATCGAAACGTTGAACAACTCCCCGCGATAGGAAAAGATTGGATCGATAAGGTATCGCGAGCAGATCCAACACAACCATTGACATGTCGTATATTCTTAGATGATAGATTAACTTTTATTTCTCTTGTTGATGGTCTAGAGTTTCTAAAAAAACAAAATTTTAAATTCGTATATGTCAATCGTAACTTCGAACATAAGATGCTCAGTTCTTACTTTGCTAAGAAAACTATGATTTTCAGGAGCGGTAAAAACTCTGCGATTTTAGAGATAGATATTCCAGAACTAAAGACGATGATTCTTGGTCGATATATTATGGAAGAGCACAATAAAAAAGTTATGACTAATATTGTTGGTAGTCATATTGTCGTTGAATATGATGAATTGACCTCAATGGCAGCAGACTTAAACGAAAATGAGAAAAAACTCGCATACGGAATATTTAATGAGAAACAATTACCTCTCGATCCGTACGAACAAATTGCAAATGCTGATGAGGTGAGAGAAGTTTTTGCAACTTTTTATCCAAGTGTGGTAAATCTATCCTCTCAATTACTAGGAGCAAATCGATGATTAGTGTTCCTTTTTCAACCCTTTAATAATGAAAGTATAAATATGTCTAGTAATGTCAAGTGTGTTAAGTTGATCAGTGGAGACGAAATCATTGCAGATGTTTCTGAGTTTGATGATGGAAATCTCGTTGTTCTCAGTAAACCCCTGTTAATTATGATGGTTCCCCAAGGTCAAAACAACCAGTTTGGTATTGGACTTGCTCCATTCTGCCCCTATGCTAAGGACAGTATTGTTCCGATCCGTGGTGGCGCAATTGTTTCAATTTTCGACCCAGAAGTGGGTATGCTCAACGAGTATAATTCTCGGTATGGTTCGGGTCTGGTCGTTCCAGAAAGTAAACTTATTATATGAAGAATTTTATTGCTGCTCTATTTCTGTTCGCTGTACCGACTGCTGTTAATGCATCTGCTTGCGATCAGTTCTATCCAAATGGTAAGGAAATCGTAGTTCCAAAAACTACGGTTCTCTGCAACTCTTTCTACGCAATTGTTTATGACGATGCTCGTAACGCAAATGTTTTCTCAACTGAGATTGCACAAGCGAGAGTAAAGAAAACTCCACGTACTGACGACTTCCGTCCAGACAAGCGCATCGCTGACTCACCAACCCATGCTGATTATACCAACTCTGGTTACGATCGTGGACACATGGTTCCTGCTGCAAACGCAGACGATGCCAATGAAATGTCAGACACTTTCCTGATGACTAACATGACTCCACAGTTGCCTTCGGTCAACCGCATAGCATGGAAGAATCTTGAAGAGCGTGTTCGTTCAGTTCCCTTCAAGTGGGTTGTTACTGGTGCACATTACCCTGTAAATCCAACATTGATTGGTAAGAGTAAGGTTCCAGTTCCAGACTTTCTTTACAAGGTTGCATTCTTCGAAAGTGGAAATATTGCAGTCTATATCGTAGACAATCTCGTCCCCAAGTCACAGGTTTCGACTATGAAACTGGAAGAACTAGAAGCAAAGATTGGATATAAACTACGATAAATCCCTTTACTTTTGTTATGTTTTATAGTATTATAGTATTGAATTATGAGGGATTTTAGATGAAGTTTTATACATGCGCACACCAATATGGTTCCAAGGTTTTAGTCCGTGGAGTACATAATGGTGTGCGTTTTACTAAGAGGGAAGACTTTTCCCCGACTTTGTATGTGAAGTCAAAAGAACCCAGTGAGTTTAAGTCTCTATACGGAGAGGACTTACAACCTGTAGAATTTGCCAACAACAATGAAGCAAAAGAATTCGTTAAGACCTATGGTGAGGTAGATAACTTCCCGATCTATGGGCAGACTAATTATGGGTATCAATATATTACCCATACTTATCCTGGAGAAATCCTCTGGGATATTACTCAACTAAACATTCAGACGATCGATATTGAGACTTCTGCCGAACAGGGGTTTCCTGATGTTCAAAATCCCATCGAAGAAGTTCTCCTGATCACAGTCAAAAATCTTAATACTCGACAGATTATTACGTTCGGATGTGGTGATTTTGATGACAAGTGTGAGGAAGTCGAGAACCTTCGCACTCAAGGCAACAAGTTCTTGTATGTCAAGTGTGATAATGAGCGTGATCTCCTCGAGACGTTCCTTCGTTTCTACTCTGAGAATTATCCTGATATCATTACAGGTTGGAACTGCGACCTATTCGATATCGCGTATCTAATCTCTCGAGTTGAGCGGTTGTTCTGCTCCGAGGATGATACAACCATGAAGAAGAAGTTCTCTCCATGGGGACTTGTTCGTCGTAAGAACATGACGATTATGGGACGTGAGCATGTCTCGTATGATATCACTGGTGTTGCCATCATTGACTACATTGATCTCTACAAGAAGTTTACTTATATTCGTCGAGAGAGTTATAAACTTGACTACATCGGTGAGGTCGAGTTAGATCTCAAGAAAATGGAAAACCCATATGACTCTTTCCGAGAATTCTACACTAAGGACTGGCAGAAGTTCGTAGAGTATAACATTCGAGACGTTGAGATCGTTGATGCTCTTGAGCGTAAGATGAAGTTGATCGAACTGATTCTCACTATGGCATATGATGCCAAGTGTAATTTCAACGATGTGTTCTCTCAGGTTCGTACTTGGGATTGTATCATCTATAATCACCTCCACAATCAGAATATCCAGATCCCTCAGAAAAAGGAGAGTCGCGGACGACAGATTGAAGGTGCGTTTGTTCAGGAACCAAAACCTGGACAGTACGATTGGGTTGTTTCCTTTGATGCGACCTCTCTATATCCGTCAATCATCATGCAGTATAATCAGTCACCAGAAACCTTCGTTCAAGGTCATGTGAAAGAAACAACAGTCAACGGATTGCTCGAGGGTAAGTATGATCTTGGCGATTTACAGACTAATGACTGCACCATGACTGCAAATGGTTACTGTTATACCCGAGAAAAGCAGGGTAAGTTTCCTGAGATTGTTCAGAAATTCTTTGATGATCGTCAGAAATACAAGAAACTGATGATCGCTGCTGAAAAAGAATATGAAATTACAAAAGATGCTAGACTTAAGAATGACATCTCGAAGTATAATAACTTTCAGATGGCAAGAAAGATTCAGTTGAACTCACTATTCGGTGCGTTGGCAAATGAATATTTCCGTTACTATGATGCTCGTATTGCCGAGGGTATCACGATGACTGGTCAGTATATTATCCGAAAAGTTGGTGCGGCACTTGATGTTTATCTCAATAAGGTCGTAGGTACAAATGGACACAACTACTCTTTCTACAGTGATACTGATTCTTGTTATATTTCCTTGGACCCTCTTGTTCGTAAGTATTATGGTAATCTATCACGTGATAAACTCATTGATGTTCTCGATAAAATCTGCGAGGAGAAAATCACAGAGGCAATCAACCAGAGTTGTAATCAACTTGCAGACTACACAAACGCATTTCAAAAGAAAATTATATTCAAACGCGAGGCAATCGCGGAACGTGGTCTCTGGGTTGCGAAGAAAAGGTATGCGCTCAACGTCTACGATAACGAAGGTGTTCGATACAAAGAACCAAAACTCAAAGTCATGGGTCTCGAGATCGTTCGGTCGTCTACGCCAGCACCTGTCCGAGCAAGTCTCAAAGAAGCAGTAAGACTTGCGCTGACCACTGATGAGAAAACTCTACAGAGTTTTATTGAGCATACTCGCATGTTGTTCAACAAGTTTGAACCAGAGGAAATCGCATTTCCTCGTGGTGTAAATGGTCTTATGAAGTATACTTCTGGTGCAGATATCTATTCAAAGGGAACACCAATGCATGTTCGAGGTGCGTTGATGTATAACCATTTGTTGCGTAAGAATAAATTAGATAAGAAATATGAAGTAATCCAAGAAGGAGAAAAGATTAAGTTTCTCTACTTGAAAGAACCGAATCACATTCGTGAGAATTGTATTGCATTCATTGGAAAGATTCCAAAAGAGCTTGACATTCATCGTTATGTAGATTATAATACAATGTTCGAGAAGAGTTTCTTGGAACCAATTAAACAAATTATTGAAGGTCTTGGTTGGAAAACCGAAGTAACCGCATCATTGGAGGATTTATTTGCATGAGTGAGTTAATTGATAGAATTAAGAAGAACAGCACAATCAAGGAGACTAATGTTCTCTCTCAAAGTAAGTTGTTCAGTACGAAGGATCTAATTCAGACTGCAGTTCCTGCGCTGAATGTAGCACTTTCTGGTAAGTTAGACGGTGGTCTGACTCCAGGATTGACCATCTTTGCTGGTCCATCTAAGCACTTCAAGACAGCGTTTGCTATGATGCTTCTAAAGAGTTTCCTAGATAAGTATGACGATGGTGTTGTTCTGTTCTATGACTCGGAGTTTGGTGCGCCACAGTCTTACTTTGAGAACTTTGGTATTGATACCAACAAGATTATTCATACTCCGATCACTGACATCGAGCAGTTGAAGCATGATATTATGAAGCAAGTCAACGAACTTGAACGCAAGGATCGTGTCATGATTGTTGTTGACTCGGTTGGTAACTTGGCATCCAAAAAGGAAGTCGATGATGCTCTCGATGGTAAGTCGGTTGCTGACATGACTCGTGCCAAACAGATGAAGTCGCTGTTCCGTATGATTACTCCGCACCTTACCATTAAGGATATTCCTATGGTCGTGGTCAATCATACTTACATGGAAATTGGTATGTTCCCGAAGGCGATTGTCTCTGGTGGTACTGGTATTTACTACTCCGCTGATAACATCTTTATCATTGGTCGCCAGCAAGAGAAGCAGGGAACTGAAGTAATCGGTTACAACTTTATTATCAACGTCGAGAAGTCTCGCTTCGTTCGAGAAAAGAGTAAGATCCCAATTGAAGTTACCTTTGAGGGTGGTATCAGTAAGTGGTCTGGTTTGCTTGACATGGCACTAGAATCAGGTCACGTGATTAAACCAAGTAATGGTTGGTATCAGCGAGTTGATGAAGAAAAGAAGTATCGTCTTGGTGATACTTACAACAAAGAATTCTGGATGCCAGTGTTGACTGATCCTACATTCGGTACGTGGATTGAGTCGCGGTATCGCATGGCAGGTGGACAAATGATGGAGAATGAAAATGTGGCAATTTCTGATGACGATATTTCGGAAGACTACGAAAACGTGTGATCGCTGTGGATGTAGTATTCATCCAACAAAAGATGCTGCACTCTGCCTTCATGGTGAAGAGAATGGTGTTCCATTCCAGACATACATTTGTGAACCGTGTTGTGTAAAAATTTGTAATGAACAAGAACCCGATTTTGAGGATATAAACATTGTTGAAGAAGATTGAGACAATAATTTTAAGTAAGATGTTCTCTGATGAAGAGTATACTCGCAAGATTATTCCATT